GACGTCTACAGCAACGGGAACTCCGACGATCTCGGTAGCGTGACGTGCAAGCTCGCCACGGGCTCGTCCGCCGGGGTCTATCAGCGGATCGGGATCTACCAGACCGCGGACCAGACGGGGTTCCTCCAAAAGGACTGGGTCCTGCTGGACGGCGAGTACTCGGTTGAGTGCCGCGTGAAGACCACGGTACACCCTAGCGCGGCCTGCATCGTGACGTGCGGGTACGCCGTCAACTTCGATGCGGCCGTGATGAACGGGGCATACTTCTACCACACGAACGGGCAGACGACGTGGAGGGCGGCGGTGTCCGCCGGGAGCGCGATCATCAGGCAGATCGACACGGGAGTTCCCGTGTCTTCCTACCAGGTTCTCCGCGTCGAGTCTCTCGATGGCGGACGGATGTTCCAGTTCTTCGCCAACGGAAGGCGCGTGTGGAAGGCCGTGGATCCCGAGGTCCGCGCCGAGATTGCCGTGAATCCCGCCGCCCACCCGATGCCGCACGTCGAGGTCATCGACCGGGTGATCGGTGGCGGTGGACGCGAGAACGAGTTCGTCGCCGACTACATGATGACCGAGGAAAGGTTCACGCGGTGACCGCATTCACCCCCCACATGAAACGGAGCGAGTGATGGCCAAGATGAACGTCAGATCGTCGCAGCGCGAGCGGGTGGTCCATGAGATGCTCCACAAGGGTGGAAAGGCCAAGACCGCGCTCGCCAAAGCGGCCCGCGCTAGCCCATGCAACGGGAAGAAGAAGCGCCGTGGAAAGTGAGCTGGACGAACTTCCCCTGGATTCCGTCCTCCGCCATCCATCGGTTGCAGAGGTCGGCCGTCGCCTGATAGGCCTTCACCCGATCAAGGTTGTTCGCCTCGATCCCGTCGTCTACACGGCAGAAGGCCGGACGGTCCGCGTAGATGGAGCACCTCGAGGAACCGTCGAGGTGTACGCATGAACCGTCGCTTCGGACCATCGAACGAGGAACGCCCGGGACGGCCCAGACCCTCCGGCAACAGCATCCGCATTGGGTGCATGGAAACGTCATGCTGATTCCTGTGTCCTCGAACGGCTGGGTCCCATTGCACAGAATCGAACGGATAACGTTCTGGGCCGACTCCGCATCGGTAAAGTACGCGGACGCAAGGGAACCCGAGGTCGTCAAGGGCCTTGATCTCGAGCGCCTCAGGAACTTCGTCGTGAACAACAGGCAACTCAACACCGAGTTGCCGCAACGCGGGCCCGGAAGGCCCAGAGGAGCACGGAAATGAGCGCGATGTCCCGCAGAGGCAAGGGTGGTCACTCCAAGGGCGGCAGCGGCGGCGGAAACGGCGGCGCCAAGAAGAACAGGAACGGCAGTTCGTCGGGTCGGAAGTCGGTGCCGCGCAGCGCCGTGTACGCGCGCGCTCCGAAGTCCGGGCTCGTAGTCGTCCCTGCCCCCGGTGGTGGTGGTGGTGGCAGGCGGCCCTGAGGCGAAACCATGCTCGACCCATCTTTCATGTCGATCCGTCGCGAGGTTGAGAGCGCGGAGAACTTCCGCGACATCCACATCTCGCAGCTCAGGATCATGGTCGAGAAGTACCATGGCCCCGCATATCGCGACGACCGGACGGACCCGTACGTGGACGACCCGGAGAACTTCGGGCACGAATACGTGTCGCTCGTTCTCCCGAGGATCATCCACGACGTGCCGAAGTTCCGGATCCGTTGCGCCGATGCGATGGTCGACATGATCGTCGGGCGCAAGATGCAGGTGGCCATCAACAGGTGGTCGAAGATCACCAAGTTGCGCCGCACCCTCGAGCGGATCGCCACGGACATGCTGTTCTCCTACGGGGTCGCTCTCACGGTCAACGAACCGAGGGGCGAGGCCCGTCAGTTCGACGGTCGGGAGCCGTACCTTCCCCGCGTCTACCGGATCTCCCCGGATCGGTTCTTCATCGATCCGGCGGCGACGAACGCCGAGGACGCCAGGTTCATGGGTCATTGCTACGCCGTGGACAAGGCGGATCTGCTAGCAAAGGCGGAACTGGATAAGACCTGGGACTACGACGCGATCCTCGGGATCGCATCGAACACCGACCTCGAGGAGGTCCGCGACGACCCGGGCCGTGACGTCGAGGACCGCAAGGAACTGGCCGTCTACGAAGTCTGGGTCCCCGAGATCGATCAGGAGATCCCCGAGATCCTGGATGAGATCGCAGGCCCCGGGATGGTCAACGGCACGATCTACACGTTCGTGAAGGGCCGCAACGGATCGACCAAGTGGGATGGGTACATCCGGAAGCCGATCCACTACTACGGCCCCCGCCAGGGGCCGTACACGGTGTTCGGGGTCTACACGGTTCCGGACGACCCGTACCCGCTTTCCCCGTTGATGGCGATCCAGTCGCAGATGGAGGACCTCAACGCCCACCTGACCAGCGTCAGGTCGAGTGCCGCGGCCTACAAGCGCCTGATCATGGTCGATGCCCGCAACTCCAAGCTGGCCCAGGATCTGAAGGATCGACCGCACGACTACGTCGTGCTATCCGAGAACCTCGACAAGGAACGGGTGGTCAACCTCGAGGTCGGAGGAATCACCCAGCAGCAGGTCCAGTACTCGCAGATGGCCCAGGATCGTCTCGACCGGGTATCCGGTATCCACGACGCGATGCGCGGGAACATCTCCGGTTCGGCGACCGCCACGGAGGTGGCCGTGGCCGAATCATCCGCGACCATGCGGATGGCCCACCTGAAGAGGCAGTTCCAGGAGGCCGTGGACGACGTGGCCCGCGCCGCGTGCTGGTACATGTGGCACGACGACCGGGTCTACCTTCCGCTCGGTCGGGACGGGGTCCGCCAGTTCCTCGAGACGAACCCCGTGTTCCAGGGCGGAGTCCGTATGCCCGGGTGGGAGGACCTCGAGGTTTCGGTAGACGCCTACAGCATGGAGCGGGTCAGCGAGGCCCTCGTCCAGAAGCGGGCCATGGAGCTGCTTCAGATCACCACGAACGTCGCTCAGGGCATGGTCCAGATGCCGTTCGTGAAGTGGGACGAGATCCTTTCGGTGGTCGGCGACGCCCTGAACATGCCGAACCTGTCCGACATGATCGACCGGAACGCAATCGCTCAGATGCAGCAGGCGATGACGGGCCCGCCTCCCGGCGCGGCGGTCGGGCCGATTCCCCAGCCTCAGCAGCAGCGAACCAATGCAATGGGAGAGCCCAGCCCGATCCCCGCCTCGAGCATGGCGGGGCTTGCGGCCGCGGCGCAACGGACATGATCTACGAATTCAAGGACCAGGACGGGAACCACGTCGAACTTAGCATGTCGATGGGTGACGCCCCTTCAATTGGTGCTATTATCACCCATGAAGGTCGGACCCTGACCCGGGTCGCAAGCGCGATGCAGATCGATCCTGCGACCAACCGAAGTCAGTATCCCTATGTCAGCACGGCGCTTCCGCGCAAGCTGGAGGGATGCAGGACGGACAGGTCGGGCAAGCCGATCATCGAATCGAAACGCCATGAACGGAACGTCATGGCGAGGCATGGCTTTGAGAAGGACTGAGATGTCAGAACCCGAAGTACAGGACATGCGCCCAGAGGACGAAGTCGTGGACCAGGTTCACGTCGAGGAAGCCGCTCCCGCGGACAACTCCTCCGACATGGATTCGGTGCTCGACCGACTTCTCGGCTTCGATGAGCCTCAGAAGGCCGAGGCCGTTCCAACCCGCGAAACGTCTGCTCCAGATCCCGATGTAGATCGGGCCCTGAAGGCATTGCAGCGCGACGGGGTTCCACAGGACGTGATCGACGGCATTCGGGACAACCCATCCAAACTGAAGGAGTGGGGACTGAAGGCCGCCAAGCGTCAGGCCGATGTCGATGCGTTCGGCGCAAAGGTCGCGGAATCGAAGAAGGGCCCCAATGGAGAACCGAACTCTTCGGGCACTCCGGATGGTTCGCCCAAGAACTCGGTCCGAACCGGAGACGGTGAAGCAGATGCGGATCCGCTGTCCAAGTTCGGCGACATCTTCGGAAATGAGGCGACCGAACCGCTGCGCGCATTGACGACCAAGATGCGTTCCGAGTTTGATGAACAGACGAAGACGCTCGAGGTCAGGTACGAGACGCAGCTCGCATACGAACGGATCTCCCGAGACTACGGCCGCAATGCCCCGTCCTACGAGGAGATTTCCGAGGCAGCGGCCCGAATCGGCCGCGACAACCCGGGCTCGTTCTCGTCCGTGTCGGACATCGTGAGGGAAGCGTTCCGCGTGAGGGCGGGAGAGCCGAAGAAGGTCGATCCGCGGAACGCGGCACGGCCGACCGTTGGCGCGAACCCGCCACGACCGACCCGGGAGATCGACCGAGAGGACATGGTCCTCGACGTCCTCCTGTCGGGCGGTTCCCGATCCGATGCACAGAAGATCCTTTCCCGCTAACCAAACAAGGAGGGCGAAATGCCTTCGATTCAGACTTTCAACGACTTCATGACCACCACCGGCCCGGCGTACCTCACGTCGGTCGATGCGGTCATCAACGAGGCAGTAAAGAACACCTACGCCTTCAGCCGCCTCCTGAAGGGCAAGTCCCGCGAGCAGACCATTCAGGGTGGAACCGAGATCCGCGACGTCATCATGTTCGATGACTCGCGCACCTACGACCACTACCAGCCCAACGACACGTTCGTTTGGCGCAACCCCCAGGTCACCGACTACGTCCGGGCTCCGTGGCGTTTCCACATCGACCACATGTCGTGGACCGACGCCGAGGTCGAACTCAACACGGGCGAGACGTCCGCTTCCACCAAGGTCGCCTACAAGCGGCTGAAGCGGATCAAGGAGCAGCGGATGTGGACCTCGATGCTCAACGGCTTCGAGGAGGATCTCTGGGCCGTCCCGAGCATCACCGGGATGGAGGACGAGTCGGGCAAGCTCCCGTACTCGCTTCCGTTCTTCCTGTCCGAGATCGGTCAGGATTTCGGTGGCGCTCTCGGTCGCCGCGGAACCGCGCCCTACACCGCAAGCACCAACACCGCCCACACGACGATGCGGATCTCGCCGTTCACCGAGAACCGCTGGACGAACGTGCTCGAGCTGTACGACGCGCGCACGTCGTCGGCGACCCCGCTCGGAACCACCTGGGGCAACGCCCCGACCAACGCTGCGCTGTCCGCGAACACCGTCTATTCGCAGGGCGCCGCCTCGACCCACACGGTCGGCAACCTGTTCAATGCGATGGACGTGATGTTCATGCGTCTGAAGTACGAGGCCCCGGCGACCCGTCAGCAGTACTTCGAGAGCGACAACCTGAACCGTCAGATGATCCTGACGAGTCGGCTCGGCGTCCAGAACTACCGCAACGCGCTCCGGCTGTCGAACGACACCCTTGTCTCGTACCAGGATGCGTCCTACAGCAGCCCTGCATACGCTGGCATCGACGTCACCTACTGCTCGGATCTCGACAACGCCGCGATCTTCCCGGCAAACAGCGGAACGCCCGCCGCGCAGACACTCCTTGGATACAACACCGTTGTTGGAGCGAATGGCTACAGCGCCACGGCAAACACGGGCATCTCGTCGTTCGGCACCGAGACGGGCGCGAACACCATCGTGCAGGCTCCCCGCTACTTCTTCGTGAACGGCAACTACCTGACGCCGATCTTCCATGCTCGCCGCTACTTCAAGCAGCATGAGGTTCTCCGTCACCCGAACCAGCCGTTCACCTACGTCCAGCCCGTTGACTGCTGGTCGAACCTGTTCTGCAACAGCCGTCAGCGCCACGGTGTTGTGGCCCCCATTCACCCGGCCTGATCCCAAAGGAGGGACACACACATGATTCCTGGAATCCTCGTTCCCACCGGGAACCTCGGCGCGCTGACCGCCACTCAGGTGACCGTTCAGCCCATCGCAGCGGTCGATCTCGTTCCCGGTGATCTCGTCAAGTTCGATCTTGACGACACCACCACGTTCGCCGATGCGTCGAAGTACGACGACCCTGATGCCAAGACCAACCCCCTCAACGTCGTGAAGGCGGCCGTTGCGGGCGGCTCCAACGTCACGGAGAAGGGCGGCATCTGGGCCATCGTCACGGAAGGCGCAAAGGCCGGGGCGCGCTGCAAGGTCTGCGTCACGGGCATCCTGACGGCGAAAATCAGCGGAGCAACCACCGCTGGCCAGACTACCCTGATCGCAGGCGCGAAGATCCTCGGTCCTTCGCCGACCACGGATTCGGCGAACAGCAGCCCGGCGCTGGCGTTGGCTCTTCAGGCCAACGCGAGCGGCGCTGCGACGATCCGAGTTCTGTTCAACGGGGTCGCTTTCGCGCGGAACGGCACCGCCTGATTCTCCCTTTCCCTCGCCCCCCTGCCGGGGTAACCCGGTAGGGGGGATTCCATGCTTACCCTCGGCGGTCTTCGTCAGCACGTGCTGTTGGCTATCGGTGGGCAACCATCGATTGTCAGCGGCGTCACACGCGACCAGCGCACCGCCGAGATCATCAACCAGGCCGCGCAGTACCTGTTCTCCCGTCCGTGGCGGTATAGAGAGCGTACTGCGCGGCCTGTTTCACTCGTCGCCAACCAGAACTGGGCGGCGATGCCCGGCGACGCCGAGGAGATCGTGAGCCTCACCGCTCAGGCGGGGCTCGGGTGGCGGGTCGAACTGACAACCCCGGAGCAGATTGAACTGTTCCGGAACGCGATGGCCCCGGCGCTGATCGACAGCGTGTACTACGCGGCCCTTTCCCGCCCTTGGGCGCAGGCCGATGGGGTGACCCCGCTCGTTGACGGGACGGACTTCCCCGACGTGCGGCTCGAGCTGTATCCGACTCCGCAGACCACTTCCACGGACTCGATCATCATGCGGTATCGGTCCGGGTGGCAGTCGGTCACCGCCGACACCAGCAACGACTACAAGATCCCCGTGCCTCCGTATGCCGAGGCGCTCCTGGTCGCGTACTGCCGCGCGTTCGCCGTCTCCTACGAGGACGAGGGTCTTTCCGCCCGCCTTGTGGAGATCGACAACGGTCCGCTCTGGAGCGCGGCGGCGAGCAAGGACGGGATCCAGCAGCGGGACTACGGAAGGCTCCCGGCCGTCCGTTCCGGTTCGTTCGTTTCAGACCCTAACCGATACAGGCGTGGATTCGCGCAGGGGCCATCGTGACCATTGAGACGCTTCTCGGGATTGCAGTTCCGTTCACCGTCATTCTCGGCCCGTTGTTCGCCATCCTGTTCGGGATCAGCGGAAGGCTCGCGAAGATCGAGCAGCGGCTCGAGTCCGACAACAAGCGGGTAGACGAGATCCTCCACAAGCACGACCGTCATATCCATGAGATCAGGAACTCGCTCCACCAGATCAGCCTTCAGCTGGCATCCGCGGAGCAGAAGGACCATCGATGACCATCGCAAACTCCAACGCCGCGTTCTACACCGTGATCTGCGCCTCCCTGACCATCGGCGGATTCCTGGTGGCCGCACAGGGCTGCGACCTCCAGTCGATGGTGTCCGTGGACGTTCCATCTCCCGTGCTCGAGGCCGTCGCGCCCGACGATCTCGAGGGGGGCATCACGCTCGATGAGGCGGAGCGGGTGTGGGAGGATTGGACCTCCTACGTGCAGGGCAACACCGAGCGGCTGAGGGCTGCGATTGACGACGCCAACGACCGCTACTACGCGCTCGCTAGCCTGATCGACACGGGCGTCTCCATCCTCGGAGACCATGCTGGCGCGTTCCCGTTCGGGGCGGTCGTGATGAGCGGTCTTGGCGTTCTTACGGGGCTGTTTCTGAAGCGCCCGCAGGAGGATGCGCGGGTCGCCAAGGAGAAGGAGGCCTCGTACAACGCCGGGCTCGTCAGGGGCGCCGAGGTGGCGAAGCCAATGGTCGAGATCACCAAGACGGAGATCGACGCATGACCGCAAAGATCCAGATGAGGCGCGACACCGCGTCGAACTGGTCGTCGAACAACCCCACCCTGTACGAAGGCGAGATAGGGTGGGACACGACGAACAACCAGATCAAGATCGGTACGGGGGCTCTTTGGAACGCGACGGGCTATCTGGGCTCGTCGCTTCCTTCGTTCTCGAGCAGCGCCACGGACTTCGATGACGCCTCCCTGCGGATCCAGGGGAGGTACTACTTCGCGAACGGCAGCACGATGACCAACGGGCCCGCGGCCCCGATGGAGATCAAGGCGGCCGATGGCGGGGTGAGCCTGCTCGTTCTTGTGTTCGGTTCGGTCGTGGTGCAGCGCCTGTGGACGGACAGCGACGGCACCCAGCCGATCAAGTCGTACAGCCGCGTCTACGACACCGCGTGGAGAACGTGGGTCGCCGAGAACGACTTCGCGGTCGATGGAACGGAGGGAACGGATCTCGTCGCCCGTTCCCTCGACATCAAGGAGAACGCGAACGTCGACGGCACCTTGACCGTCGATGGAAGCGTCACCCTCGGTGATGCGGCAGGCGACACGGTCACCGTCCAGCCTGACACCACCCCGAACCCGACCATCGTGGTCGCCGGAGACACCGACACGGGGATCGCGTTCCCGGCGGCGGACAAGGTTTCCATCGACGTCGGCGGGGCGCAGGGACTCCTGATCGACGGGACTGTGACGAGCGCCCTTTCCGCCGTGTTCGCCGGGGGCGCTACGTTCAACCAGAACATCGACATGTCCACGAACAAGATCGTGGACCTCAAGTTCGGTGTGGCCGATGGAGACTCGTTCCCGATCCAGCAGTTGTCCGGACCTCTTGCCAGCACCATCGTGGTCGCCAACGGGGCCCCGCTGATCTCAATCTGGGGAGTCTCGGGACTATCCGGGGCCCTGAATCAGAACACCACCGACGCTTCCGGTCTAGTCACATGGACGGTTGATTTCGGGTCACCTTCGGTTCCCGCCACGATTGAACCTTCCATCGGCAAGTGGTGCGGGCTGGTGATCACGTTCAATGGAACGACGCTCCAAACCACGACGACGATCAGCAGAAGCTCACCCGCGGTGGCCGGGACCCCGAAGCAACTGTTCACGGGCGCATTGGCCACCAGGTACATCGCGTTCATGGCGAGGGTTGGATGACGCATATCCCCGTCCAGCTTCCGTTCGGCGGGTTCACGGAGCAGTCGCAGTTCTCTGCGGTTCCCCAGGGCATGACCCCGTCGTGCCTGAACGTGATGCCTACGGATATCTGGAACGGGCGGATGCGGATCAGCACCAGGAACGGGACCCAGCTCTACAACGACGGGTCGGTCCAGTTCATGGGTACGTACCGGATCTACGAGGGTGGCGTACTTGTCGAACGGATCATCTTCGTCCGTCTCGGGAAGGTCTACTACGCGAACCCGCGTGACGATCTGACCGCGACTGCCACATTGTTCGGGGACGGGACCACCCAGTCCACCGCGTTCCTGAGCACGACGGGGCTTGTGGAAGGCGTCCAGTTCAACGACCACTTCTACTTCGTGGACGGAGACCACTACGTCCTCGTCCATCTACACGCTCCAACCGATGCAGATGCCGTCCACGTGTGGGGCGACGATTCGCCAGTCAATGGGCCGTTCCACACCGACCCGTCAGGCTACACCCCCGGAGACGGGACGCGAGCGACGTTGATCTGCCGATGGGGCGCGCGGCTTGTCCTGGCCGGGTACAAGGAGACGCCGCACATCTGGTACGCCTGCGCCCCTGACGACCCGTACATCAACAACCTTGCCGGCCACGGTTCCGCCACCCCGGACGGGTGGGACGCGAGCGTATACATCGGGGCGATCTCCGGTACCTCGGCGAACGAATACGGGACCCTTCCCGACCCGATTGTCGCGATCTTCCCGTTCGCCCAGAGCGGGTTGATGTTCGCCTGCACGAACTCGTTCTCGTTCCTCACAGGCGACCCGGCGTTCGACACCGCAGATGTCCAGATCGTGAACCTGACCAAGTCCATCGGCATCGCCGGGCGCAGGGCCTGGTGCCAGTCGCAGGAGAAGGGCGCGTTCATCCTGGCGAACGACGGCCTCTACTTCATTCAGGCGAACGACTTCAACTTCAACCGCGCGAACCGCGTCAGCGCCGGGAAGCTCGATTCATTCTTCCTTCGGCTCGATTTCGGGACGCCGGCCATCGGCGGATCAAGTCCGCTCTCGGGAGGAACCCTCCGGTCATTGCAGACCGACTTCGGTAGCGCGTCCGGCGCGGAAGCGAAGACCCAGACCGATGATGGGGGTCTTACCGAGGCGGCCACCGCACGCAAGCTGTCCGTTCCACCGCTCGTTTCCTCGCTTGTCGCCGACGAGCTGGCCACCGGAGAGGTGTTCCCTTGCCTCTGCTACGACCCTGATCGCGAGGGCGTCTGGATGTTCCTGACGGTCAACGACGTGGAGCAGTCCAGCCTCCACCTGTTCTACGACCTCAAGACGAACTCGTTCTGGCCGCAGCGGTTCTCCGACCCGAACATCTACGGTCCGACTTCGGCCGTCTACGTCGGCACCTCGAGGTCGGAATCCGGCCGGCTCTTCATGGGCGGCTCGCAGTCGATCTGCATCATCGACCGCGCATTCCCAATCGGGATCGACGGATACTCCTCGGAGATCACCGACGAGGACCAGGTGGCCCAGTTCGTCCGTTCGAGCCTCACGTTCGGTCCGATCATCGGGCAGCTCCCATACAGGGTGATGATGAACGAGGTTCGTATCGACCTTGCCGACGACGACTACGAACTTCCGAGCGGGTTCAACGACCTCTCGCAGCAGCCGATCCTGTCCGTCACAACCGGGGACACCGCCCAGCTCGCTCTCGGGTTGCAGACCGATGCCCTGTTCGTGGTCAACCTCAACCCAATCGTGATCGATGGCGGGTCCTCGTCAATCGACCCGACCACCCCGAACTACGATGGTGGAGGGTGGGACCCATCCGGTCATGCCGAGAGGATCGACGGGCGGTTCGCCGCGAGGCCGTTCGGCCGATACACGCAGGACGATCCGTTCGCTAGCGGGATCTCGAGAACCTACGATGGCCCCGGTGAATGGACGATCCGTTGGGACACCAGCGGGACGCCAAGGTGGACAATCGCGAAGTTCAACGGGGCCACGTGGGACATCGAGTACGAGCAGATCGTTCCCGACATCGGATCTCCCAATGGGTCGATGGTTACCGTGCAGCAGGATCCGATTGATCCACCGGATCCGAAGGACAACGCCGAGGTTTCGGGTGCGTCGTTCCCGGATTCGGAGGTGACCGAGATCGGGCAGCTGGTGTCCGGCCGGAACAACGCGAAGAAATGCCGGATCAGATCCGAGGCGATGTACCTGACGGTCGCCTCGGACGGGCGACCGTGGTCGGTTGAACGAATGTCCGTGATCGTCTCTCAGGTAGGCAAGAGCAGAGGAGATCCCTGATGGCTTGGCCACTTGTAATCGGTGCGGGTCTGATTGCGGCAGGAGGCATCGCCTCTGGAATCGGGTCGAACGCCCGCAAGGGCGCGCTCAACCGCCTTTCGACCGCGCTGCAAGACCAGTACAACCTACTCGGCAAGAACTTCAGCGGTGGGTTCAACCCGATCATCGCGGACTACACCCGGGCCCGCGGCCGCAACATGCAGCTCTACCGCGAAGAGATGGCTCAGGCCATCGGAAGCTACACGCGGTACTTCGATGAAGCGAGAACGCAATACTCGGAGGGGATGACCCGGGCGCTCGAGGAGATGCGGACTGGCCGCGAGGCGACAACCGCGCTCGTCAGGCAGGACACCGAGCGGTCGCTTCAGCGCCAGCGTTCGATGAACGCTTTCACGGGGCTCGGGCAGACTTCGTTCGGCGCAGGCAGGCTCGAGGCCATCGGTTCGCAGGGCTCTCTCCGCGAAGGCGCGGTGCGCGAGCAGTACGCAGCCCAACTTTCGGCGCTCGAGGCCCAGAGGGCGAGCGGGATGTCCAGCCTCTCCGCGCAGTTCGCCCAGGGTCTCGGTTCGATGCAGTCGTCTCAGGCCCAGAACCTGAGCAACATCTACCAGATGTACACGGGCAACATCACGAATCTCCAGCAGGCGGCGCTGACCGGAGAGTACGGATACAGGGCGCAGGGGCTTTCCACGGCCGCCCAGCTTCAATCGCGAGCGGCTCAGATGGTCGGAGGCGGATGGGCCGCCGCCGGAAGCGCCTTGGGGTCCATTGGCGGAGCGGTGTTCGGTGCTGGACTCGGCGGCGCGTTCTCTGCTCCCGCCGGGGCCGCAGCTGGCGGCCAGTTCTCGACTTTCGCTCAAAGTCCGCAGTACCAGCAGTTTCAGCAAGCGCAGCAGATGGCCTACCCAGGCGCGTCGGCGACGTTTGGAGGATGGTACGGAGGAGGTGGCTAACCAATGGCAAAGCGAAACGAACCGCTATTCACCCCAGACCAGTTGCAGGACATCGCCCTCGGAATCGGAGCCGGGCTCGCCGGATCGGAGAATGAGGGTCTTGCCGCAGCCGGACGCGCGCTTGGTGCAACGGCCGGGTCCGCGACCGTCCGCAACCGAGAGGAGAGGATGCTCCGCCAGCGGCTCGAGGAACTCGAAGCCGCCGAGAAGCGCGAGGATCGGCGCGAGGAGCGCCGAATCCAGACTCGGCTCAAGGAACTCGAGCAGGCCCGCGCGATGCAGCAGGAGGACAGGGCTGCGGAGCGCGCTTGGCAGGAGTCGCAGGCCGAGGCTACCAGGCGGTTCCAATCCGAGCAGGCGGAATCGACCCGTCAGTTCCAGCGTGAGATCGGGGCCGAGGAACGCTCTGATCGCCGTTCTATGATGCAGGAGGAGATGGGCCTGCGGCGGGAGTTGATCCAAGAGGACAAGGAATGGGAAGCTGGAAAGCCATACCGGGCTGCTCAAGCGGAATCTGATATCCGCAAGGGTCTATCGGTGGTGACCCTCGGAGGTCAGGTCATTCAGGGACAGGCCAAGCAGCAAATGCAGAGGGACTTCATGTCTGAGTTCCCCGGCGTTTCCGTGTTCCAGGAGGCCCCGAGGATCGACCCGTACGTAGATCAGTTCTTCACGAACAGAGACCGATAGGAGCCTGGCATGGTGATGTCTCCACAGGAAATTGCAGCACCCGCCGATCCGGCCATGCAGCCCGGAGGCTCCTACATGAACCCATTGGATCCGGTGACCAAGTTCATGCCGAGCGAGCCTCCCGCGGTGTCGCGCGATTCTGCGCCGATCCCGGCTCCAGCTCCTTCCTCTGCGCCGGCCGCCCCTTCGCCGATGCAGGCCGCCCCTGCACCGACGATGAACGACGAGATGTCGAAGGCCTCGAGGGGTCTGTTGTCTCAGGACTACAACGACGTCTTCGAGACGATGAATGGGATCGTCAACGGCGACCCTATCGGGATGGAGACTTTCGATCTCGGGTTCTACGAGGATGGGACGCCTGCCCTCGTCATCAATGGGACTCCCGTGCCGGTCCGCCATGAACAATGGATGGCGCTGATGACGCAGCGGTCGAAGATGCGCGAGGAACTGCGCGCTCAGGCGATGTTCGCGAACGACGTCCAGAAGGCTCAGGAGTCCATCGCCAAGGTCGGAGCCTCCATCCCGTCGATGCCCCGACCGATGATCGACCTGTTCATGTCGCAGGCATCAATCAATCCACAGAGGGCCCTCGAGAACCTGTCGTCCTCATACGTCGCGATGCAGAAGGATGGCGGCCGTGGCCTCATGGGCGGCGTTGCCGCAGAGATGCAGTCCTTCAAGAACGAGAACTCGTTCGGCTTCATGCTTCGCGAAGGGCCG